CTAGGTCAGCATGTTTTGTTTTTACTTTTCTTTTTATCTTACCTCTAATTACCTCATCATTCTTTATTTGCACTATGTTGTTAGTAGTGCAAAATGTGTCTATATTACCACGCTTGTAGTAAGTTGTTGCTCCTTTTTTCTTATATCTAAAGGCTATGATAACCCTATAGATAGGCTTAGGATTCATCTAGCTTTAACCTTTCAAGCTCAAACTTTAGATGTGCTATAGCCTTTGTTATACACTCCTCAGCAGTTCCATGCTTTCGCTGACAACGTAAAAGATATGAAACGGCAGTCCCTAAATTGTATGTTAGCTCAAAATCTTCAATTACTTTTCTTGCCTCGTAACCATGATGTTTGCCTATATAGTAACTAGGTATATCTTTTTTTTTGTCTACTGGCATATTTCTGTCAAATTCATAATAATATTTATTGTGTTTTGTCATTTATCCCCATATTAATTGTTGTTCATATTGTCTCTTTGGCTTAAAGTATATGTATTTAGCTATAGTAGTTTTTCTTCCAAACCTTGTAATAAACTTTAAATCAGTTGTTTGTATGTTGTAACCTTCTTCTTTTAAATTAAAAATTATACTTGCAAGTCTTGTTGCTCCATATTGATTTATTGCCTCTAAACTTGTGATATGACCATAATTCAATAAATGCCACTTGACTGCATCAGTCTGTGTTTTTATCTTATCTTTTGTTATTGTTATAGTTTTCATCATTTATTTTATTAATTTAGGTGGTTCTTTATAATATCTAACTTCTTTTGGGTCTCTGCCCATTGTATGCACTTCATAATGTGCTTCGTTCAATATTCTTTTCCATGCTTTTAACCAATTATAATATGTCTTGACGTTTAAGACATACAGCTCTGTGTGCCTTACGCCATGTCTAAAGGCATTTCTAACGTCATCTAAGGTAAACTTACTATAATCTCTTAAAAGGTCGTCAGAAAGCGACTGTGCAAGTATTACAATATCTTGCTCTGTCTTTGCCTGTCCTAACTCTACAAATGTTTTACTTACTAAGTCTACACATTGTAGTGTTATCTCTTTTTTGTTTTGTTCTTTAATTAACATTATTGATTTTGTATTATGTCTCTAGCCTTTTGCCATGAGTTTATCTGCGCCTCGACCTTACTGCTTGTCTTCTTTGTGTTATATGTGCTTGACTCCCAGTTTCTGACTGCTGCCTTCCAATCTTTCATCTTTGACTTACCAACAAGCCAACCTTTACTTTCATAAAAATCATAAAACTTATTTGCATTTACGTTGTTGTTACGTTCTTTACAATACTCATTTATTTTTTCTACTGTTGGCTTTTTAAATTTGTTAATTATTGGCTTTGATATTTCACCATCAAATCCTGCTACATCTATTGGGCTTATACCTTCTACATTATATACATCGTACTTATCAATTCGTTTTATAACTGATTGGTGCGGCTTACTGTTTGCATTTAACTGACCATACTGGAAGTCTATAAACTTTGGTATAAACCATTTGTTACCCTCGTCAAATATCTTAATATAATCTTTAAAATATTTTATAGCTTCGTTTTGACTAACCTTACTACCTATACGTATTGAAGCTACTTCAAAATCAGTTTCCCATATACCTGCATGACAACAATCATCTAGTATATATAGCCACAGTAACTTGTACTTAGCAGGTAAGTTTTTTATAAAACTTTTTTTCCATTTGTCTGTATCTGTATATCTTTTTGGCATTTTATTTTTGTTTAGTTAAATATTTGTTTACTACTTCAAAGTTCTCAAAAGAGTCATTGTAGTCTAACATCTCATCTATTTCATCTTCGTAAAAGTGCAAGTCACTGCAACACTTGTCACAATATAAATAGTCTTGTCCAAACTCACTGTCTTGTAGCTCTTTATTGTTGCAGTAATAACACATAATGTTATTGTCTTTGTCTACAACTATCTCTGATGTGTAGTTGTTGTTATATGCATAATCTAAATCATAGTCAAAACCACTATAGTCATTTTGTGTGTCGTACTTGTGTGCAAACTTTTTGTTACCCAAAGCTGTAAAGATATGCATACACATAGACAAACAGTTGTCTGCATCTGTAAACACTACAACCTCTGTATCTGAGTGTGGGTTGTAATAACCACAAGACATGTTAGCAACTGATACGCCTATACCGTTCTGTGCTAGTTGTCCTACATCTGTAATTGCACCTCTTGACTCTTGATAGCCATACTGCTTGATAACAGGGGCTACAGCTTGTGCAAAGTCATCTGAGTATAGCTGACCACTAATAGAGTGTACAAAGTCATTGTTGCCTCGCCTGTCACCCTGTAAGCAATAAGCAACGTCAGTAAAGAAAGACATGTCTGCATTTCTGCTACCAATACAG